AATATAAAGGATTTCTTGGAGGTACTTCAACTACTTTCTTTGATAGCTTAAATCCTTGGTTCTCTAGTATCCCAGACTTATTTATCATTTCATTTACATAAGCTTTTGGTACTGGTATAATAATCCCTTTTCCTGATGCTAATGTTTTCTCTAAATGAAATAAAGTTACCATCCCGCCATTAAATTGTGTAGGAGCATAAGGTGATTTTGCTCTAAAATAAATTTCCCTAATGAATTTACTATATATTGAAGTTTTAAATTTTTTGTTGTATGGAGTATCTTTGACTTTTAACCCCATCGTAATACTACGAGATAAATCGCCAGTTTGATATAAGATTGGATAACTTTCCTTCATAATTCTTTTATCTATCCTACCCGGATTTAATCTAAATATTGGAAATTCAACACCTTCACCCCAAAATCTTTGAATATTTAATCTAAAATCTTCAGGCTTTAATAAGAAATGCCGCATTCTAATTGTAGAATTTGATAATACACCCCACTCAATTGGATTATGAATAAATCTATCTTTAACTTTTTTATAAACTGTTTTTGAAAATGTTCTTAATGTTTTATTAAAACCTGGCCCGCCTTGAATCCTCCTATTAACTCTGTCCTTTCTTTGTTCAAGAGAGTTTTCAATCTCTTTAAACATCTTATCTATAATATTTTGACTTCTAGAATCAAAACTAACTCCATTATCGCGAACTACAACCCTTATTTTAAATTTTCTTTTTTTCATTTCTTTTCAACATTTTTCATTAGTTTATCAGCTCTGACTCTCTCATATTTATTTTTTTCACTTCTAATAACATTAAAAGACTCAAGAATATAAATTGGTTGATCTAATAACCCACCCTCATACGGTAAACAATGATAATTATTACAAGCATCTTCAAGGTCAATTAACCAACCTAAATCATAATCAATAAAAGCTTGTAAACAAACCTCATTTACTCGTGGAGGAAAGAATTTTTGAACTATCTCAAAAGTCGGAGCTTCTGGTATAAATTGATCATTAACTTTATATAACCACTCAAAAAAAGAATTTTCATTAAATGTTTTTAATTCGCTCCCAACTGGGCGTTTAGTATCCTCATTAAATGTTGGAACATCAATAGAATATGTTTCACTTCCAAAAACTGGATGGAAACATATTCTATTTTTAAACCATTCATTTTCTCTAAGAGTACAAATATCACAATCATGTAAGACTCTTCTATCTTTTTTTTCACTTCTCCAGAGAAAATACCAAATTAGGAGCTGGAGTCTTTTTTTGAGCTATCTGACAATTTACTCATGTTATTAGCAGCTTCAAAAATTTCTGCTAAATGATCAGCTGACAATGTTCTAGCCACTTCTTCTAGCTCTTCTCGACTTTCTATAACGGCCGTTGGCTTTCCTTTTAAACTGAATTTAGACTGTGATGGAAAAATATAATTTTCTACTTTTTTACATACTGTCAAGAATTCCTCAAGATCAGCAGTATTTAATCTAGAAACATTTAATTCTCTTCTTCCACCTCTTCCATCTCTTGACGCTGCAGCATATCTTTGTAAAGATTTATTAGCATCATGTCCTGTTTTTGGCTTTATGTGAAATATCGTTTGTTCACCAGCCAGACACTCACGATCATCCTCAAGTACCAGAGGATATGTTTTATTCTCAACACCACTTATCATTTTAATTCTCCTTTTATTAGGTTAAAGTTTATTAATTATTTACCAAAGATTTTTTGTTTTATCATAACCAATTTGAACAGTCATTGTTGAATTAGTATTAGCTTCATCTTCAACTATTGCAAAAGATGCTTCTATCATTGGTAAACCATCAATATCATTCTGTGTATAATCAGAAATTCTAATATTCAACCTTATAGAGAAATAATTATTAGAAACCTGATTTTTTGCGTTAGCAGCTAATACATCAACAGCACCCGAACCGCCTGTAGGATTTCCCCAGACAAATTCTAAAGTTTTATCAATACCTGAAATAAAATCGGTAATCTGTTTATTTTTACCTTCTGATGTAGTATCATTCCATGGAACAGTTAATGTCCCTGTCACATCTATCTTACCTAAATTTAAAGCTTTTGCAGAAGTCTCATTATAATAATGAGAAAAAGCATTATTCTCAAATGTAATATCAAACTTAGGAACTGATATCGTTTGTCCCCCTAAAATAACAGTCAAATCTTCAAATTTTAGTGGGGTAATACTATCAAAAGGTTTACTTTTTGCTAAAGCTCCAGTTCCTGAAGAACCAGCATAGTTTCCATCTCCTCTTTTAGCACCCATATACTCAAGTTCTCCATCTATAACTCCGCCTTCTTCACCCTTAATATTGATTCTCTTAATTAAAACTCCTTTTAATAATTGATCGACTGGATCAGTTTCACCGGAATCTTGCATAAACTTAATTAAATTACCAAAGACAGTCGGTTGAGTATCAGTATAAGGAACACATGTCATTATTTGAAGAGCTGTATTTGTAGTCCCATTGGCTACTGTTACTCCAGACTGACACCATAATTTAAAAAATGCTGATAAGTTATTTGAATTATATAATACCGGTATTACTGCATTCTCGGGTTTAGTAGTAACTGAAGTATAACTTACTACATTGTCTATAGATTTCCCAGTTACTAAATCATGCTTGATTGATCCAGCCTGGGCTTTTATTTCAGAATGCTCAGTCGGAAGCAGATTGTATACTGTATTAGCTCCTGTACCAAAGATTCCTCTAACACCTTTAGTAGTACTAGCATCAAAAACAGGTGAACCTGATACTATTGAGGATAGGGAAGTTCCTGTATTAAAAATCTCTAATGCAAAAATCTCTTCCCAAATATTTCTTTGTCCCATTTTATTCTCCTTTATTGATTATTTTTTTCCTCAACTTCTTCCTTAACTTGAGGTTTAGTTTTAATTTTAACCTTGGGCTTAAAACTAGCTTTTATTTCAGCTTTTAATTTCGTATCTTCTTTTGTCGATTTATACTTCAATTTAAGTTCATTTGATGTTATTGAAGCATTACTGATTTTAGATACGATTTCACCAGAATCTACATCAACAAGATTATATATATTAATCGCAACTCTCTCTGGGAGCTCCACAATAATCCCTTTTTTAACTTTTTCTAACAGGGTGATATTTTCTATATCTTCTACTGACCAATTAGCTACCATTGAATTGAAACCAAAGCCTGTTGACTCTTTAATTAATTGAACTCTCATATTAACTCCTAATAAATTTGTTCATAACTTTTTGTATTTATATCTACCTGAGTTGCATAAGTTAAACTCCCATTATTCTCTATATCTTCAATTACACCATAAGTAATATTTCCCAATTGATAGTCAAAACATCTATTTAGTACATATTTATTAGCAAATAATATCTGCCTTACTTTATGTGCTAAATCTAAATTTTGAAATAGACTAAATTTATTTCCAAAAACACTGTTAAAGATAAAAATAGTAATATTAGAATTATAAGTATTTAAGCCAACAAATTCTGGTTCTATTGAAGCATTACCTATAGTTGTACTTAATAATGGATAATTAATATTTTTATATGGGCTTGTAACTCCATATTTAAAAGATCTTACCTCATTTAATAATGAATCCTTATAATTTTTCAAAATATTATTTATTATTTTAGATAATTCTTTAGAATTAGTTTCAACTAATCCCTTAGAATAATTCTGTAATAACTCATCATTTCTAATCCGAGTTAAGAAGTCTATATCAACAAAAGATTTTGAATATGTTAACCCATTATAACTCATTGGTTCTGGATTTTTAATGTCTTGAATTAGAGTATCTAGAACAATAACTTTTCCAGTAATTAATGATTTTAATTTCCAAAAAGAATTATCTCCTCTTTTTGAAAACAGATTCTTTAATGAATTTATTAAACCCGTTGATTGACCAAAAGCAGAATTTAAATCTGTTTTTGAAGTAGTTATAGAAAATCTAATTGTTCTAATAACATCACAAATACCAGAAGAATAGTATCTCTTTATTCTCTCATTAACCGGGATTATTAAAAGGTGCGGATAAGAATTCACATTCTTAGCATAACCTAAACTTACAAATTTTATATCTTTTAATATTCCATGATTACTAATATTCTCTTTGATATTAAACTCACAAGATTTTAATATTCCAACTATTGTAGAATTATTGTCTTGAGGTAACATATTATACTATGTTTAGAAGTATATTTAAAAAGTCCCGATTATACTCGGGTTAATTTGAGTACTCTGTTATATCATTTCCCAGAGTGTCGATATCATAATTAATTGCTTCAGGTGTAGTATCTATATACAATTTTGATATCGATAATAGATTTCCCTCATCATCAGAGGTTAATCTTTTCATGAAACTATTAACTGATTTCCTTAATAATTCTGCATCTACAGATATATTAGGACTATCAGAAATGTAAGTTTGTTCCATCATCTTAGCAGCAGACGCATTGGTAACCAATCCGACTAAAACTTTATCATAATAATAAGTACTTAAATAAATAATATCCCCTTTATTAAAGGTAAATCCACTCCAACTAGATGATAAGACTTTAATATCTGTCATAACTAAATCTGATGATGTAGTACCTGAAAAATTCCCATCATAATCTGATTTAACTGTAAACCCAGTAGAACTAGTAAACTCAAATTTATATACTTGAGTAGACTTATTTATAAAAATTAACTTACTATCTGTAAAAATAAAATCTTGATCTTTATTTGTGTTAAGTATTTTTGTTTTAGAATAAGAATCACTTGATAGATCACTACCATAAACAGGTTTTAATCTAGCTTTAATAAAAATCTCTTCTTCTTCTAGATAACTTATCACATCTGATTTATTTGTGTTAAGTATTTTTCCTATATCCAAATCAAAAAATTGAGGAACTCTACTAACAACATCAAGCCAATTTATAATCGAAGTTTTCATATTTTCCATAAAGGGAGATCAACAATGTTGATCTCCCAAATTAAATTATTACTTAAGCAGTATTTTTTACTACATTAACATAATCTGTATTTCCACAACCACCGTGATAAGAGAATTTATAAGTAACAATAATGTTATTTGTAAATGCTTTTTCTGCTGTAGCAGCTAAAGATGCTGTAGCTGGTTTATAAACCCATAACCAAATTAATTGATCATTAAACTTTCCTAAGTACCAAGTTGTTGATGCCGTCATATAACGGGTACCTAATACTTTAAAGTTAGATAATCCACCTGGACCATAAGGATTTGCAACATGCCTATCGATAATAGCTTCAACTTTACCTTGACCTACCGGAGTATAACTAGCAGTATTTAATATCTGCCAAGCGGGTATTAAATTATCAGCGTGAACTAGAATAGTATCAGGTTTAATAACAATCTCATCACCTTGTGAATCCTTCATCTTAGTGAAAAGATCCATAGCAGCTTTAATATTATTATAATTAGCTAACCCATTTGAAGCAACTAAATTAGCATTAGTTCTTGAATCAATTGATGTATGGTTAGTAGCATTATAGAATGCAGATGATTGATATGCTGATCCTTTATAGATGAAGGCTTTCGAAGCTCCTGAAGCCTCTTTAAAAGCTGTTCTTGGTTGAACTTCAATCGTCTGAACAATCATTTTTGCTCTATGAATACCAGCTTTATCACCAATTTTACGAGCATTAGCAAGTAATTGACCTGTTCTATCATTGAAAATAGCTTCTCTAGTAATTGAAATCAATCTACCAAAATCTGCCATACGGACTGTTACATCCTTCTCACCAAAATTAGTCTCTTCATAAGACATTCCTTCAAGTCTCATCTCCAAGCTTTCAGATTCTGTAAATCCACCAATTCTTTCATCGGTTGTTCTACTAGCTTCAGCTTCAGTAACTAAAGCTCCCACACCTTCCATATTCAATTCATAAGCTTTCATAATTTGTTTATGAAGAATAACTTTTGAAAGTACAGGGAATTGAGATGTCCCTACAGCATTCGCAACTTCAGAAGCATCAGCAGAACGTAAATCAGCTAGTCCTGGAATCAATTCATGAGCCATTTGAGCAAAATTAAAATCTTTCGGCTCAATACCTTTTGACTCATCATTTAAAATTTTCTCTATTGTTCTAGCAACCAACTGACCCGCTTTTTTACTATCATTACCACTATCAGCAAGTGCAGAGTTGAACATATTTTTTATAATTCCTTTTTTCATGTCTTTATTTTCTCCTTATGCGTTATTTGCGAAAAGTTTAGCTAATGCAACAACATCTATTTTTACTTTTAAACTAGTTACTGCTGCTGTTTTATTTTCCCATGCCCAAGCTATGGTATTTGCTGTTGATGCCTCTAATTCATCATTTGTAGCATTGTAAGCTAAAGCATCACCAATTGAATAAGTTGAAGATTTTACTTGAGCTTCAAAAATCCCTTTAGTAGCAACAACTATATCCGGATAAGTTTCTCCTGATACTTTAGTCATTGTTGAAACTCCTAAAAATGTAATATCTTCAGTAGCAGCATTCAATTTTACGGCATTTCCGCTTTCATAAGAAATAAGTTGGCCAACTTCAAAAGAAGTTGCTGATGCACAAGGAACCTGAACAACGTCAAGTTTCTCATCGCCAGCTAATCTTGTTTTAACTATCATTATCTTTCTCCTTTTATTTTTAAATTATATTTGTAATTTATTCCTTTAGATCAGCT